CGCCCAACGGCGATAAAGTTGATTCTTATTGACAAGCCGGTTTCCATATTTTCGTTTTGCACCACCTGGTCGGCATTTCTTACAGCCAAAAGCGCCGAACCAACTACCTGCACCGACAATAGCCTCTCGACCACAATCGCACCGAACGTGATATTGGTGGTGTTTCGGATCATCCTCGTTGCGAACGACAGCCACAAGAACGAGTAAGCCCCGGCGAGTGCCGGCAACGGATAGGCGCGGTGACATAAATTCCTCCTCACTGACAAGAGCGGAATTATAGCTCGTATTGTCGTGAGGAATCAATAGCTTCACTGTCCAGTAAGGCTTTTGCCCCCCCCCGTTGTTTGGGGATTAGGCGCACCCTGCGGCGAGGTCGCAATCGTGTTGTTGAATCCCTGGCCGCCAGCCGCCGCAGCGGCGGCGTTCCGAGCATTTGCGCCGACCGCCTGCACGGACGAATCCGCCAATGTCGGCGGAGCCGGTGGCGGCGGGGGAGGCGGCGGCGGCGTCATTGTCGGCGCGAGGAAACTCATGCCACATCCTTGTTTCGCTGCGCGCCGAACTTATCGCGGTCCCACACGCGATAAACCGTTGTCGCGTGGAATACGACGACCTCCTCGTATTCGCCTTCGGCGCACACTGATTTGGCGTTAGCAATGGCGTGATCCTGTTTGTAGATAGGCCACGCCTCATGCAAAACGATTTGCGTTCCCTTGCGACACAGCAACGCAAAAAAGGTACTTCCAGGCGGCGCAACTCCCGGCATTGGATCATCGGTAATGGTCATGGCGGAACTTTCGTGTGGCGCAGCGCGTTAGCGTTTCAAACGGAGATTTTCAGATGACGCTCGGTTTGGCTTTTTGGGTGCTCATGCTTATTTGGTTCGTGTTCTGTTGCGCCTGGAATTTCGGCGGCGGCGCGGTCGGTCCCTATGGTCCCTTCGGCAACTCGATCTTGATTTTCATCCTGTTCGCGCTGCTCGGCTGGCACGCCTTCGGAGCCCCGATCCACGGTTGACCGCACCACAAACCCTGTCTCGCGTGATCCAAACCTGATTAACGGAACGGATCATACTCGCCGACCGCACTGTAGGACCGATTCGCCGCGCGGTCCAACTCGGCAAACGGCTCGTACACAGGCGCTTGCGCCTGGCGAGGTCGCCTTGCGGCGCTCTTGGGCGTGATTGGCTCGGCGAAGGTCAGCGCAAACGCGTCCATTTCGTCAGGCGAGAAGCCAAGTTTTTCTTTGACCAAATCCTTCGGCTCGATGATGAGCTTGTCCTTTTCCGAGGTGTAGGTCGTCTCGGTCAATGCCCGCAGCAATTCGCGTGATTCGGGCAATGCCCCGCCGCGTTTGATCCACTCGACGCAATCAAAGATCATTTCCGCGCGCTTGTTGTAATAGCGCCCATGCTTATGCGCCTGGCCGGCAAAGTGGATGCCGATCGGCCCTTTGCCCATTCGCACGAGGTTATCGATCCAGCCTGAGCCGAAGCCGCCAGTGTCGTCGATGAAAGCCGCGTCCGCGCCCCAGGCGTCCCATTCGCGGATCACGATGCCGGCGCCTTGCGTGGAGTCGATGTTGCGGTATTTCTGGAACTTGTAGCACTGGATGCCTTGACGCTTGAAGATCACGCTGGCGTCGTCGCCATAGCGCGCCACGTCGATGCCCATGACGCGTGGCGCGTCGCCGATCTCGTAGTCGCGGTACATGCGTTTCATGGCCGCTTCGACTTCATCAGGCCCGATCAAGGCATTCATGCTCGACGGCGGGAACTGGCCGAAGATGTTAACCAGCACCCAGGGATTCTCCCGGCCCCATTCGTCGATCTGCGATTGCGCGTGCGCCACCGACACGCGAGGAGTCCGCTTCGGGTCGAGCGGATCAGCGGTGATTTCGATGACATGCCACAGCCCGCGATGGGTATGCGCGTGGTAGAGCGCGCCGGTACGATTGATCGGATTACCGGCCTGCACGATATGCGCTTCCTCCGGCGCGCCGGAGAAGATTGCTTCGGCGGTCGGCAGAATCGCCGGCGGGTAATCGCCAGACTCATCGAGGAGCCACATCACATAGGGCGAATGCAGCCCGCGCAACGCATTACCAATCTCGCTGGCGTTGGCGTCCTTCGCCCAGGTCCGTGCTTCGAGTTTCCAGGTCTGCGGATGCTCCTTGGCGAAGATCGCGGTCTTGGTCTGCTCGAACAGATGCTCAAGCAACGGCGACTTCGCCCGCCAGCGCGCAAGCTCGGTCCACAAGTTGGCCTTGAGGTTATCGCCTGAGATCGAGGTCGCGCCGACGATCGGATGCGGTCGCGTCAACATGAAATTCCAGCCAAGCCACGCCAGCACTGCGGTTTTGCCCGGGCCGGTGCACGCCTTCATGGCGATGCGGGGCGAGCGCGGGAAGGCTTCGAGCACGTCGGTTTGCCATTGGTCAGGCTCGACGCCGAATAACTCGCGCACCATCTGGGCGGGGTGCTCGCGCCATGTTGCAATGCGGGCACCATCGGCGGCGAGCGAGGCGGTCATGCTTTAATTGTTGGCAGCGAGATACGCACCAGCTTGCGGTACGCCAGTGAGTGGTTTTGCTGAGCTGAAATTCCGCGCTGCTTAACCCGCAGACGGTTAATGAAGAACGCGTAATATCTTTGACCTGCGCGTCTTTGTCTCGATGAACGCTTGACCTCCGGGGTGACCGCCCGCAGCATATTTCCGATTTCTTCAAGTTCGTCCCACTCGCTCACGCCGCACTCTCCTGTTTCGTCATCGAAGCGCCGACCAATTGTTCCAGCGAGATTCCGACGTTGACCTGGTTGTCGTCCTTGCCGACGCCGAGTTGCTTGGACAGCATTTCGATGATGGCCTTTTTGTCGGGCAGCTTGATTGCGATCATGCCGTTCTGGTCGATCTTGAATTCCGACAGCGGCCACGCCGCCGAATCAAGTTCGGCCTCCTCGTCGGGCGACAGATCATCGCGCAACCGGAATCGCACCAGCAAATTATCGCCGGAGCCATATTCCTCGACCTTGACGAACTTGCTGATCGCGCGAAATACTTTGGTCGGCGACGATTGCAGCATTTCGAGCGCCTTGGCTTGCAGGTATTCGATATGCAGCCCGGCGCGTTCGAGAGCCTCGCGGCATTCTTTCAGCGCGATCGCTTTTACGCGCGGATCGGCCGCCAGGCGGCGCGCGTTGCCGCGATCGGAAGCATAACCGGCAGCTTGGTAGGCTTTGAGGATTTCGGCGTCGCGGCCACCTTGCGCGAGCGCTACGCCTAATTCGCGCGCGAAGGCAAGCTGGCGCTGATTCAGCGGTTCATCGATTTCAGAGGCAATAACGTCCTGAGTCATTGCGAGTCATAGTGCCACAATCGCGCCGCAAAAGAAACTGGCCGCCTCCTGTGACAGAAGCGGCCAGTTCCGAGCCGGGGGGATAAAACGCTTTCAGGAGGAAAGCAACGACGCTGCGCTTGTCGCTGATTCGCGTGAGCAACTCAAGCCTATTCTTCGCGCTCGCCCATGATTCGCGCGTCCTGGCGCTTCTGTGCGTCATTGCCGGGGACATTGTAGGGCTGATCGGTGCGGCGCGCTTTGCGTCGATTGACGCCGCGCCAAACGGTTTTACGGCGCGAGGCAATGCAGCTATCGCGTTCGTCCTCGGTGAATGGCAGCGCGGAGGCGTATTTCATGCGCGTTTTCGGTTGGCCTTCTGTGGCCTTAAAGCCTCACCAAGCTTATAAAACCAATCACCTGCGCCGCCAATGTATTTCTTGGGCATCGGCGCCGCGCCGCGCTCGCTTTCGTAATCGCTCGCGTATTGGCGCCACAGATCACCCCCAAAATCTGCCCAAACCCATTTTCCGTCACGGCTGATTGCGCCGTCCTTTGGCTTATTTCTATTGCCGGCCTCTAAAGACTCTTGGTTTGTATTGGTTAGATGGTTAGCATGAAAAAGGTCGCGCGCCACTTGCTCATCGGGCGTTAACTGTTTTGCTTTCTGTACTGGTTTTTGTTCTAAAGCCCCACTGCGCCCTTTACCGACATTTTGATATTTATCGTAATT